ACCTGCATCCATGTCGTCCATCCCAGTGTCGATATCGTCCATACCGTCCATACCAGCATCCATGTCACCGTCAGCGCCCATATCGTCCATGCCGAATGCTTCTGATGCATCGCCTTGGCCAGTCAATGAGTTAACAGCACCTTTCAAGCCAGCTTGTACTTCTGAAAGTGCTGAGGCTAGAGTAGTTAATTGCTGAGTTACTTGGTCGTTGAATGCTTGACTCTCGGTAACACCGATTTCACTTTCAATGCTTGACACAAGAGCAGGAAGTTCTTTGACTTGCATCTGACCAACTTGTTCTAGCATCTTTTGTACAGAGTCAGAAAGGTCTTGCGCGGCCAAATAAACTTGTGACTTTTCAATTTCTTCGTTTTCAACAACGATACGTGTTCTAGGACGTGAACTTAGTTCAGCAAAATGTGCTGACAATGCTTGTTCCATGAACACTAGCTTCATGTATGAAGGGCTAGTTTGTTCTTTGTAGAAATTAGGAGATTGCTTTGACTCACGCATTAATGTACGCACTTTAGAGAGCATAGATTTAGTAGCGGTCATGGGCATTTTAACTACATTGAAAGGCATTTCATAATGCTCATTTAATGCGCGTGCCGCAGTAGTTGCTTTTTTGTTATCGAATTCAGTTAGTTTCATAGTTGTAAGTTCCAAGACTAGTATAAAGTATTTATCATTAATCGTTTAATGTTATGGTTTTTTGTTCCATCTTTTTGTCTGCCAAGCTACAGATTCATTGATAAAACTATTGAGTTCTTCAGTAATCTGTCTTTTTTTGAATTTTTCTTCAGTGAGCTTGGCTGCGTAAATTAGTTTGTCGTCTTCTTTCGTTGAGCGTTTCAGTAGTTGATTGTGCAGGATAATATCAGCTTCAATGCTTCCTAATTTAAAGTCTAACACCGAAATTCGTTTGGCTTCAACGAATCTATTACGCTTATCATAGCTGCACCAGGTTGCTGCACTCTTTAATGTATTGAATATCATCTCAGTTTCTGAAGTTTGCAAGGTAACGGTGAAAGTTTGTCCTTCTTTGATAATATTGTACGTATTATAAAGACAATATGATCCAGGACCAGTCGAAATGATGCTTAGGTCCTGTAGTTCCTTCATGACCTTGTTTGGGATAGCATTTGTTATCCGATTGATATTTTTTGTGTTAATCATTGCTTGTAATTTTAAAGTAAATATTTCGTAGTTCATCCGATGAATCTAAGAAGCCAGGGAGCTTCTCCCACTCAGTCCCGCACAGAATCATAGGAATTCTGTCACAGTCACTATCCAATGCACCTAGATCATGTATACCGTCATTGAATACAACTATATCTTGAATCTCAAAATCAAACGACCAGCAGTTGTATTCTTCATCTTCTAGTTGTTGATACAGGAATCCAAAGTTATTAAACTCATCAAATCTAATCTTCATCTTTTCTGGATTGCGAGAGATTTCAGGTAATGAACGCAACGATATTGCTTGTATGACGGTATCAAAATTGCATTGAGTATTGCGCTTATATACCCATTCAGGTGTCATCTGATCCTGTGGGCGATTACGGTTCAATATCCCAGTTGGGGTGATATCAAATAGTGTGTAGCATGTTAACTTGTAACTCATACATCTATTTAACAGCCGTAAAAAAACCCGAGAAATTCTCGGGTTTTTCGAACAAGTTAAGATTAACCAGTGAATGTAGCTGAAGCTGAAGTAGTTGTACCTGTAACACCTGCTGCTGCGAAAGCTGCGTCTAGACCTGATGCATTCCAAGCTGCAACTGGATATACAGCAACTGAGAATGTATCGTTAGAAGCATCAGTGTACTCATACAAGTAAACAGTAGCCAATTGTTGGATTGTTTGAACTAGAGCGTTAACTTGAGTTGGAGTGAAGGCGCCAGTAGCTGTGACTGTGAAGAAGTCTAGCTTAGGACCTTGTGGTTGAACTGTAGCTGCTGAAGTAACAGCGTTAACTGCGCCAACTGTATAAGCTGGTGCATCATAGTTCATGATTGGTTGTAAGTCGCCATGTGTACGTGAAAATTGTGCCATTTTAATATTCCTTTAAATGTGTTGAAGCCTACTGCTTCATAATATTATTTATGCCTACTGCACAAAAAGATCGGTTTAGAATCACTTTTTTTGGATACTTTTGCTGAATTTACCCTGGTCGCGTGCTTTGATAGCACTTAATAGCTTACGCTCTAAGATAGCTGACTTCTCAGGGTCATAGTGTTTGTTGATCATCTCTAGCAAGTTGATTGCACTGGTGATGATATTATGTGCTCTACTTTCAATGATATGATTCGTATCACGTGAGTGGCCCACTGCCTCAAGTTCTTCTAATAAGGACCTAGTTTTGCGTTGCATATTTGTATTTCCTAATAGTATTTATCTAATGTCCGAATATTTATTTTCTCAAATCGTTCAATAGCGACTTGAGTTTGTTTCCACCTACATCAGCAATTACTCGTTTCTGAACAGGCTCAAGAATCTCACCAGTAGCTTGATTGATGATGGGTTCAGTTGAAACTAGAGTAGTCTGCGGTTTCAGTCTATTCATGATATCGTTAGGACTAGGACTAGGTTTAAATCTAGCTTGTTGTGCTGCATAGTCGTCCGGATCACTATCACTGATACGCATAGTTTCAATGTTATAGTCCAAGTCAATCTTTTGACCCACACCAGTTGAACTTCGTGACTTCATACACTGAATCTGATACTTACCACGCTCACGCATACTACGACTTGTAAAGATACCAAACACGTTATCTGCTGTGTTGATCTTACTGATACCACCAGCAATGTGGCTGTGATCAAATTCAATTTCATCGACCGCAGTACGATTCAACTGACTCGCAGTAACTAACAAGATGCCTAACTCTTTTGCCAAGTTACGCAATTCTTCTGCAACATACTTGTCTTTAATGAACTGGTCATTAGGGCTAACTTTAACAGATACAGGCATAACCAAGTCAAGATAATCGACCATAACAAAGTCAACTTTGATACCTGTTTGAATCTGTACTTCTTTCAAGTAACTACGAATGTCGTTCACATTACTTTGAGCAGGCATACCTTTAACACGATACTCACCTGCTTTTTTACTAACCATACGAACCTTTAGTGCAGTATCATCGATACTCTTGCGAATATCTTTGGTACTCATCATGGTTAGCATCGCATCTGTACGCAAGCTGGTCAGTTCTTCTGAAAGTTCCAATGAGATATACACACCACTCATGCCCATCTGTAGCCAGTTCAGTGCCATATTCATCATGACCAAACTCTTACCTGAACCTGAACCACCTGCAAAGATGTTCAACTCGCCACGACTGAAACCACCATACAATAGTTTGTCCATCTGAGGCCAGCCAGTAGACACTTGACCACCTGCATTGAAATACTTGTTAATACGTGCTGCTGGATCATGAAAGTAATCTGTACCCATGTCACGTTGCAAGCTGATTTGAACTGCGTCTTTGATTAGTTTCTCAACAGGATCAAAGTCACCCTTTTCAAGTAAGTCAGCCGCAGTTAGAATCGCACGTTCTAGCTCTTGTCTACGTGTGAAACTTTCAAATTCATCTAAGAACCAGTCATAGTGACCTTCATTCAATTCAGGTATAACTTCTAACTTGACACCAGTAGTTGCTTCTAGCATTTGTGGGTCTGGAATAGTGCTATACTTTTCTGTGTTCTCTTTGAATGCGTCTACTACTGACCTCAATGATTTGTCAAAGTTTGCTGAATTAATGATGTTTGCAACACGTGTGTATAGTTCACTGTTGGATAGCATCATGCGCAGAAATAGTTTCTGCACATCTACTGTATACTCTAGCTTTGGCTTAGTCTTAGAATCCGTTTGTTTTGCCAATTTGTTTCTTCCTTAATTCAATTTTAATTTTGCTGCTTGTTGCGTTTTGTATTATACTTAGTAAAGTAGATAACTTACCATACTTAATGACTGCATCGTTTACGTCTTTTATTCCTGCACCCCATTCAGGTAAACTAACTTTGTATCCTAACTCTAATGCTCGTTCAGTTAACTTTAACCCAGTCTGATCGTAGTCTGGAACTACGATAACTTGTCTGTTTAGTCTAGCAATGAATCTTGCCTGTGCTTCGTTAATATCATCATGCATCACTGCGATACCATCAATACTTAGTGCATCGAAAATACCCTCAGTTAAGATACATACTTGCCAATCATCCTTCTGTGCATCAATGTTGAATACATAGCCAGGTGGTTGAACGTTAATATACTTAGGTAGCTTACCGTCAATGAATCTACTTGTATGACCAACGGGCTTGTTCTTATAGTAGTATGGAACAATAACTCTATGCTTGTTTCTGCCTTTTGCTTCAGGTGTAACTAAGAATGGATAACCATCATAGTGAATACCACGATTCTCTAAGTACTCAATGTACCTAAAATGGTCTGCGTTCTCTAGGTCAATTGGTACATTATCAAGCGGAAGCGTTATTGTATCAAACTTGATTTTACTTAGTGGCTTATTGTCTGATGTAAAGTCTAGTAAGTCTTTGTTCTGTAGACTTTCAAGGCTCCATCGTTGAATCTCTAGCTCATCAATACCGCACCAGCTCAGTAGACTACGAGTTTTAGGTGTGATACTTTTGCCCAATGTGAAATTGCACTTAAACCCACAATTGAAGCAGTGCATTGTCCAGTTTGTTTGACCGTCAAACTTCAACCCGCCACGCATTCTGCGATCAGGCTTGTGACCATAGTGGTTACAACACACTGCATTGAAGCTAGTCCAGCCACTGCTAGTGAGTTTTTTCTTACCAGGAATAATAGTTAATATGTCAAACACATGCTAGTATAACATTTTAGTCTTGCGATTACAAGACAATAGGTTGTTTATCTAGCTAAAATGTTTGTCACTGCGCCCGCATTGCTTTGAAAGACTGCACGAACATATGGATGGAATCCATTAACTACATAG